TGATCTGGTGGATGATCGTGTTATAGTCGAGTCCCGCCGCATCCGCAGCCGTCCGCATCGTCGGCGGTTCCCAAAAGTCGTTACTTGCCGAGTTGATGTTGCCCTTATTCCCTAGCCAGTTCTGGAACTGCCACATGGCATCCGTACCCAACTGCGTATATGGCGACATAAATGACTGCGAAGCGTCATAGTATGGCTTGCCTTCGTTCCAGCCCCATATGGACGCGTTGCGCGCATCCTTGACGCCTTTATTGGCCGCACTGGACTGCATTGCGCCGCTTGCGAGCGATCCGGCAAGGCCGGCCGCCGTTGATAATCCAACCGCTGTGAATAATCCTGCCATCGCTACACCATTTCGTTATCGGTACACAACGCTAGATATTCCTGAAACGCTTCCTCAGTTGTGCAAAAGAAAGTGTTTTCCACTGATTCTATGTCGCGGTCTTCCGGGTCGCGCATCTTGTGTATGGTCGAGATCAACGTATCAGCCAGGACGATAAAGTTGCGCTTAGCGCCTGGTGGCGATATAAACGTATGCGTCCCGGTCATGCGCTGTTTAGTCTCACCGTCCACGATGAAGAAATCACCGTATGACACATGGACGATATGCTCATGCTTGTGAATCATCGCTATCCCTACCATACCAGCAGGCATGAATAATTCCCGCAAATATACTCCGTCTGCGAAGAAATGTCGCAATGGTGCGGGAGGTAACTCCGTCGCACCGGACTGATGGCTTGAAATGATTGCATCGCTCAGCCTAAACGAATACTCGCGCGCCTTTCGTGCCGCTTCGCTGTTTGCTCGCGTCACGTAGTTACGCTCAGTCGGTGCGATAACTTCACCGCGCGGGTGATAGATACATTCGTCAATCGGTACGATGTCGGCGCGCTCTGCGCGCACTACATTAGCGTCCATACAGTTCCCGAAGGCTTACACCATTACGACTCATAATGCGCGGTATCTTGTCGTCAAAAACGACGTAATTGTAGGTTCCGTCACCTGCCCCGCGTGATCCTTGGTCGAGATAGCGGATGCCGGGGATGCCTTTGCCTGCTAAATAACTAGACGCTTTGTCTTGGCTTCCAAGCGCAGAAACGAGTCGGCTATATGCTGCCTCTGCTGTTTGGCCTGACAACATTCTGTCAACATCTTTTTGCGTCAGATCAAACAGGCTATCGCCTGACTTGAGAACCCAAGGAGTCATGCCGGATGGTTTAACGCTTCTATTTGAGTTGTCTAAAATGTAAGAATCGCCCCCAAGATGCAGCCCGCTTGCTGTGCTTGATTGCGGAGAATCAGAAAAGATATCCGACAAGCCATGCTGCTCACTCAGCGGCTTATCCCAATCAAGGAAATGCTGCGGTCCTAGCGGGTCGGATGCCTCGCGTGCGGGGTCGGGCCATTCGAGGGAGGTTTCGTATAGGTGTTTGCCTTGATCAAATACAGGGTTAGTTTCTGCCCATCCGTCTAAGATATTTGCCGCGTCTTTATATTCAAATGCGTCTGCATCCAATAAGGCTTGCGAGGCTTTTTTAAAGTCTCCACCATATTTTGACGCAGCATTGATTGCTATATGTATGTCTGGATCATCAGCCTCTATTGCATTCTTATAGAAATCGCTTGCTTCAAATTGTCCGACTGTTGGCCTTTGTAAGGTTTCCGCATAGCTTTCAGCAATTTTTGGATTCTCCGCAAAATACAACCCATGCCCATACGCCTGCGCACCCTCACCTGTCCCAATCTTGGACATATCGAAGGCATCGAACTTGTGCGGTGATCCGTGAAATGCCTTGATCGCTCCCATACCTCCGACCATCGGGAGAGCGCCGAACGCATCGAGTAGCGACATGCCGTAATTCCCGGCCTCTGCTTCCTTGAGTGCGTCTGCTGCAGACTTGGCGTCACCGATACCACCCGGCACAAAGTCCATTAGGATCGATCCGAGCGAACCATAGCTCACGCCAGGACCGACGCCAGAAGGGTTAAATTTCGCGTCTAGCGGCTCGTTACGGCGTGACAGTAGGTCAGACAGCGCCCATGCGGGCGCGTTGTCTGTACCGCTTCGCTTACTGGCTAACAGTTCGGCTAGAGTCATCTCACCACCCATACGGCGCTATGTCAGCCACTGCACCGATCAGCACAAACTTGCACGGGTCTTCCGTGCGTATCTTAGGAACGATATCGCGCCCCTTGCCGAGCCTGTTGAACTGGAAAAATCGCGTGAACTGCCCTGATGTACTTGTGTCCGAGTATTCCTCACCGAACGTATGCCCACCGTCACGCGATAGCGAGAGGTATACGGTCAACGGGTTAGTGTCTACACCATGCTCCATATCGATAGCTATCGAGCGCATTGTGAACGTGCCGCGATCCGGCATGAAAATATGGTTACCTATCAGTTCGCGCGTATTTGTTACGCCGTCATCGGTATACAGGGAATCATCGAACGCAAATAGCCTTCCATCATTGTACGAGCAAACAATTGTTTGAAGGATCGGCGCGCCGTCGTCGGCAAACTGTCCATATCTAGCGCCTCGCTGCGCAATGTGCCTGTCGCCTGATCCAGACTTGAGTATTGACCACGATCCCGATAGGGCATCATATAACCATGTCTCGTCATCAAAACTAACCTGGTAGAAATCATGCCCGCCGACCGACCACGAAAACGCACACGCGCCATGTGCTGCTGTGGCATGATTGAGCCTATAAGCAAGGTCTGGGGGGGTTATGTTTGTTGCCTCATAACCGGCCACACGCATGAAAGCAAGATCGTTTTGCCTGTTTACAAACAAACCAACGACAGCGTTGCCCACTTCCGCGATAGACTCAAACGCATATAACCCATGATATTGTGTTGCGCCGTTGATGCGCTGAAATGGGAAATTAACGTCACCGACGTTTTGCCATACCTCGTATGACTTAAACCCAAACAAGTACAAAAGGCCGTTTTGACTTAGCACCCTGGACAATGAATCGCCGGAAAATTCAGCCACGCCATAGTCTAACGGGCTAAATGTTGTTGGATCGTACAGTGCTGAGATATAAAACTTCGCCCCGTCGTCCATCTGGTTTAGTATGAAGTACCCGTCTTGAAATGTAACGCTTCTTCCTGTTATGTCTTGCGCTGTTCCATCAAACTGAATCTTGGCGAACGTCCCTGTACCGTGCGAGTACGAATAAAAGTAATTGCGTGCAGCAATAGCAACATTGTCGCCTCCGGAAGTCATTACAACAGTTTCAGCATCTGCTGTTAGTGTTTTCTCCGTCAAAATAGCAGGGGCAGAAGTGTAGCCGATAACTAAAAATTTGTTCTTCTGAACAACGTTTATATATCCACGGTCATTCGCCAGCATCCCTTCGGGCGCCCAATTAGATATGGGAAGCGTTAACACCGGGTAAAGCCCTGGCGTTCCAAACACTGCGATCTGAGATTTGTCCCCAGGCGCTGGTTGTATGTCATAGTACAGATTGACGCGCGACGAGGCGGTTACATTGAGAGATTTGCCAACCTCCCCAACGCCAACACCGAATAGATTAATCTGGGAGCCGCGCGCCATTAGTCGATCACCGACGATGTAAGAATCCCAAAATACACCTCTGACACGCTTGTGAGCGCGTGTCCCTTATCCATGCGAACGGTCCACGTCACATCACTTGGGCCGGAATCAAAAGTGCATGAAATAACAACGCCCTTCACAAGTTCTGAACCGTCAAGCACCATTATGCGAGACCCTGCAGGATAGACTTGTGTATGCCACTCTGAACCACTGCGAGAAAATGACGTTGCGTCGATTGTCGTAAACCCAGAAGCGAGCAGCCTGTACCAGCGATGCTGTAGCGAGTTATCAAACGATTGGCGCGTGCTAAACCAAGTACGCCACTTTGGAGTGATGAGCCCGTTCTTGTCGCATATTGGGTCAGCGACAGGCGGAGTTGATTTGTTGAAGATCGTCATGTGATGTTGCTATAGATGTTCGTTCGGCCTGCGCGATTGATGAACACCGAATCATTCTGCAGCGTTGTTTGACGCGCATTAGCTATCTTTAGCAACATGAGCGATTCCCTCGCAATGTCCTCTACTTTCGGCGGCAATGCGCCGCCGTATTGCGCTAACTCTACAGCGAGGTTATACCTAAGCGCACGTTCAAAGCCTGGCGGGAATGACACGGGCGCGTCTAGCGCCGAAAATTCATAAAACGGCAAGTGGACCATAAACGTTACTGTGTACGCATACTCCGGGACCGGCCAAAACTTAACCGTTGGAGCAGAAAACGCATAGTTGCACCAAAACACCATTGGGTATGCAGATTTTACCGACTTGTTTGATATGATAGAGTAATCATCCCATCCAACCTCGGCTATCGCGTGGTCTATGCCTGCTGTATCAGTGATCCGAGCAGCAAGTATCTTTACCGGCCTGGTTGTCAATATAACCGAGTCAACGCCCGCAACTGTTGGCGTCGTGTATTGCGTAACCGCAAACACAACAGTCCCGTCCAGGCTCCAAGACTCAATCATATTATTTAGCGCAACAAGTGCGTCGTCATACTCAGTCACCGTTGGGATCTGGTCCGATGCAACAGCACCATTCAATAGTAATGCCGACCTGATTATATCGCCTGCAGTTGTCATAAAGTCATCCCCCTCGTTGAATGCCGTTCCTACTAGATCAAAGTCGGATTGTATGTTGCCTGTAGCCTGTTCAATGTCGTGTGATTCGGTATAACCGACTAGGGCCACATCTGACTGTATTGTACCTGTTGCCGCAAGTATCTCCGCGTCTACAGTCAAACCGGAAATTGACGAATCAACTAAGATCGTTCCTGCTGCGCCTTCCGATGTCAGAAGCGAGACACCAGAGAATATGCCGGTAGACGTTAGCGATACGCTTTGCGCGCAAACAGCAAGGCCAATATAAAGCGGACTCGTACCGACTACCGTATTACTGATCGTGCTGCGGAAGGTCCAATTAACACCGTCTGTAGATGTTGAAAACGATACAACGCCACCGCTTGACCTGGATACCTTGTGCCAGCGATCAAGCGTGGCATATTCGATCAATACGGTTGTTGTAGCTCCGTCTGATGCACGCCATGGAACCTGCGTAGTCCCGAAATTCGGGTTTATTAGGAAACCTACGCTTGCGCTGTTTGCCGCCAATGACGTACGCAAAACGCTACCAAACTTTGCGTATGTGCCCCCGCCTGAATATGACTCTACATTGTAGACAAGCTCAAACGCATCACTAACAGACTGGTAGATGTATCCGAACTGATCGGACGTACTCCAAATATCAGCCGAGTTGTAACTGATGATCCGGTAAGAGTCGAGAGATGGTGAATACTGCTTGCTCCCTGTTGGCGACGGCGCACCAACATCTGTTCCAGTCCAGGGAGACGGTACGGTTGTCCAGTCGCTAACACCCGAGACATTCTCAAGAGCGCCGATTGTCGGCGCTGTACCGCTTCGCGCGGTTCCCTCATAGTCGAGCGTTAGGCCAGATACCGGAGTACCAGCGCCGAGCAGCACAGATCCGCTTATCGGTCGGAAATACTCTTTTGTGATCGGGTTAGTCGGTCCTGCAAGTGCTATCTGCGGATCGCCAACGCTGTCACCACTGCCGAGCGTATAGCCTGGCGTTCGGCCCCATCGGTTGTTCGAAAATGTTATGCCGGTCGTGGTGTTCCACGCGGCGACTGAATAACTGCCGTTTGTTTGGGTTACGACGTTGTTGCGAAACTGGACGTTGCTAAGAGTCCCGGCAGTGAAATTGACTGTAGTCGCTACGTTTCCATAACCACCGCCGCCCTGTTTACCGTCTAGGAAATGGTTATAGGCGATAACAGTATCGGCTAACTGCGCGAATCCGCCCGTTGCAGTTTGCAGGAAGTATGTAAGCGGGCACGCTGTGCCATAAACTAGGTTATTGTAAATGTTTAGGTATCTGCACCCGTCTGAATTTTGATTGTTTGGGTACTCGTTACCTACGCATAGCCCGCGACCTGGCCCGCGAACTGTGCCGAACAGAGCCGCATAGTCTGGTGCAGATACAATGTTGTCATATACGTCAACGTGGTCAGAGTTCGTAACATACAAGTGCGGAGACATACAATTGCGCACTTCATTACCATGAACGCTGATAGTTGAACTTGCGCCGTATTGGCGCATGATGATAATGCCCTCGCCGTATATGTTATAAACACGGTTGTTTTTTACCGTTCCGCCGATGTTCTTATTGGTTGCCCACGCGCCGCCTTGCGACAGGTCGTAACGTGTCTGCAATCCGATACCTGAGCCCCAGGACTGGATATTAGGCGGATACAGTCCGATGTAGTAGTAAAGGCCGACACCGACGTTATGCACGTCGTTGTCCTCAATGAGTACATATGGCCCGCAGCAGACAATCCCGTGCCCGCCAGTGTCGTGAAAGTTATTCCGAATTAGTGTGTTGTGGCCTGCCCCTGCCTCAATGTAAACGGCATAGCCGCCCCACGTCGGCTGTCCTGCACCCCAGCCGTTAGCCTCATATCGGATGTAATTACCCGCGTCAACACCGTCTAGTGTGTTGTAGCTGCCGGTAATCGTGATAAGAGCAGACTCGATAGAGTTAGCGAGAACATTTGTTCCGCCACCCGATATAACCGCCTTATCGTTTGAGTCGTGCGACGTGACAGTAATCGGGTTCCCGCTGGTACCCGATCGGTTCATCGTGAACTTTTGCTGGTACGTCCCTGGTAGCAGGCGCAGCGTATCGCCTGCGTTACAAACAGCGTACCCGCCGTTGAGCGTCTTCGGTGCGCCGGTTGATAGTCCGTTATTGGCGTCTGAGCCTGTAGGCGATGCGTAATAAACGGTCACGCGCTATCCCTTACGCTATGGTGATCGTGGATGCCGTTGTAATGCGCGGGGTCTTTAGTGCTGCAATGGTGATTGAAGGTGACAACGTGCCTTTGAGCAAAAGCGTACCGGCACCGGATGCAGAGGTCACAATTCCCCAGAACGTTGCCGTTGACGAGCCGCCCGTGAGTTCCGAAAACTGGATGTTTGCCGCTGGGCTTGCGACGTTGTTGGTAATCGTCCATGTCGTGTTATTGCGCGCGATTGCAACGCGCGCGTAACCCGTTCCGCTAGTGCTAACCTCGTTCGTGATCGCCGTTCCGGTAGCCCCCGGGTCTGACGTAAACAGCGCGACGTATATACTACCTGCCGACGAGCTACCGCGTAGCCCGGTCGCATCACCGATATTCGCGAAATTCTCATTCCAGAGGATCAGCTTTAGCAGTCCGTTAGCACTGGCGTTAGTTGTTCCTGGCATTAGTTATTCCTCTACTGCGATTGTCATCACTTGGCAACCCAACCCGTATTCCCTGTTCCCGATTCCTTGACATAAAACGTAGTTGCAGCACCGCCATTGGTCCGAAAGTATACAGATCCAATCTGCGCAGTTATAACACCCTCCGGAGATCCAGACCCAACGTGCATACGCCACTTTTCGGTCGTTCCGTCTTCGTTGTAACAGCGAATCCAGCCAGATTCATTGCCGCTCAGCCTGAGCTGCCCCGAGTACATCAGTTTCATTATGTCCGTCCCTGCGTTTGTCCCTTCTCCCGCAGACCGTTTCGCGCGCAACAATGCCCCGCCAGAACTGAGCCCAGACCCGGTGGGCTGTATGAGTGGCGAGTTGCCGTCGAATCCAGGGAAAAGCGGTTTTGTTATGGATGTTGCATAACTGGTATCAGGGAACGAAGACGGACCAAAAGTGGAATATGCACCCTGACGATTCGTAAGCCATCGATTAACAAGTGTGGCATTAGTCTGCTCGTCGAGATAACCTTTGTGGTCGAATCCGAACACGCACAAATTGGCCTCAGCCGTGCTTTCCATGTATACGGATGCAGTTGTAACACCCGTCGGGTCCCAGAATGAGTTCCCAATTAGAGCGTTCTGTGCAGCGTTTTTTAACCTCACTCCGTATTTGTATCCGACAAGTTCAATCAAATTACCTGCGATGTAGTTACCCGTCGCAAGCCCGGACCCACTGCCGGATGGCTTGCCGTCAATCTCAATTGCTGAGCCTGTCGCGTCGCCACACGAGTTCCATATAGTGTTATTCACGATCTGGACAGAGTTGCAGAACGCTCTCCCGTAGATGGCTTTACGCACCTTACCGAAATAGCATGAATCAATAACGGTTCCGTATCCCTGAAACCCATCGGTCCAGTCCTGCCCGCCTTCCACCTGATTGATGCCGCCGAGGATGATCGCATCCTGATCCCATGCGCTCGTTTTTGATCCCCAAAACGCGCAATGACGGACATGCAGCGTGCCGTTTGTCGTATACAGGAACGGGGTAGTAGTCGACGCCCCGTCTACAAACGTTAGCCCAGTGAAAGACAGCAACCCAAGGCTATTCGTTCTGATCTTCCCGTATGTATCAGTCCCACGTAGGTCTAAAACAGAACCGCCGGTTGGTGAAACATTTCTACCGACCCAGCGAGCACCCTCACCGACAAACGCAATCGGAACTGTTTTTTGCGGAGTTGCAGAGTCGCCAGGAATCGTAATTGCTGAATCAATGCGGTATACGCCAATAGGAAAATATAGCGCCCCGCCACCGGCGCCATACAGCGACGAAAGCGCAGAGTTGACGATTGATGAGCAATCGGTCGCGCCTGTCGTATCCGCTCCGAGCGATGAAATGTCAATCGTGGTTGCGCTACCAGCGCCACCGGCATCGCTCCACGATAGTCCGTCACTCCAATACAGTCGCCCACCAATCCACGACGGACCGACACCGTACACGCTAGCCGCTGGCGCAACTGCCATGGACTCCCAATAGCCCCAGCCGCTAGCCGTGTTATTCGGCGGTACGGTCTGCTGGTCCGTGTAGTTTTCCCGGTTAACGATATTCGGAGTTTTAGCCATGTGCGCGCCTTATGCGTAGTAACTGACGTTTAGCTTTGCGCTGGCGGTCGCCTCAATGACGCGAAACGTCTTAAGGTCGCCCACGTAACTGATCGACGCACCGGACGCGATCAACATACCGACACTTGCGGTCGGTGCCGTGCCGTCATCGCGCCACCTGACGTTCTGTGTCTCGGCCTGGATAATCGCCCGCTTAGCCCCTTCAGGAACCGTTAGCGCAGTGGATGAGGTTAGCGTTGCGATCTGCTGATACCCTAGCGGAACATCGGATTGAGCAGTATATGACTCGAAGTTAGACATATCGTCACCGCCTGTTGTTCAGTTTACTGTTAAGTGCTGGGCACATTTTTTCAATCTCGCTCAATAATTCTTCATATTTCTGAATATACAACCCCTGATTTTTAATTACTTCTTCGAGTATGGCGTGGTTCTGTTTTGATATTTCCTCTGATCGCTGGGCGGCTCGAAGGTCGATAATTTCACCGGACCCCATTACCGAGGCAATAGTGGTGGCAAGTATTATAAATAGCTTGCTGTAACTGTTTGCTTCGTTCATGCGCCGCCTTAAAAAGAGGGGCGCATGAAGCGCCCCGGAGGTCAGAGGGGAGAATGGAACCGATTAACCGTCGAACGCATAGCGCGGGCTGTCCTGGCTCATAATGACAAAGCGCCAGGGTGCGCTAGCCGTGCCTGCGGTAGGCACAAGAGCGCCAGCCGTGGGATTCACGAACACCACCGAAATGGTATTGTCTGCGGATACCCACGCGGTCGTGGCACTAACAGCGGTGCCGAGCGACGGAGGGATAACAGCCACAACGGCATCAGCCGGGATTTCCGGCATGGACCCGGCTGCGGCCTGCCGTGCCTTCACGCCGTTGACGGTTACAGTCTGCGCGGCTGCGGTCGCTGCCGCGACACTAACCGGAGTCCATACAACATCAACGACCTGATACGATCCGGCATACTGAGGGATAAGCCCGGTTTGGGAGTTAGGTGTACCAGCCATGATTATGCTCCTACTACGCGAACGGCAAGCTCAGGGTATACCGCTGCAGCACCGGCCAGGACATCAAAGCGGCAAATCATTGCGTTCGAATTGATGTTATAACCCTTCCACATACGGCACGCGATACCGCCCTCGTTCACGCGGTATGCTTCCTGTTCGCCACCGGGCAACTCGAGATCAACCGAGGCGAAGACAAAGGCATCCTTGTGGAATGCGAGGTTTTGCGATGCGATACCAGCGGTTGCTGCGGTCGAGACAATCGTGATGACATCGTTCGCCAATGGCAAAACGTCAACGTTCTGGAATTGTCCGGTAGCGGACGAACTAGCAGGGCCGCGAATAGCGGGCGAGATTTTAACCGTACCAGCACCACCGGATAGTGTAACGTCCTCAGTAACGACAACCGTAAACCTGTCACGCGCCGCGTTACCCCACACCTGGCGACTCTGCGGGTTGACACCGTAACGCGCCGAGAAACGAATCAAATCGCCCTTTTTCAAGGTTCCGCCTACTGCGGCCAAACCCTGCACCGCAAGCGTGGTCGCACCTTCCGTAACGCCAGCGCTCAGCGATCCGGCATCAGTCGGATCAATAGTCGAGCCGCTGGTATGCTTCGCCACGTTCTGATCCATGGCGAAATTGAACCCGAGAATATCGTCTCCCATTGCGCCGGTCTTAAAGTTCCGGCTAATGGTCGCGCCAGGATTAAACAAGCCGACCAAGTTGCCAACCAACGCGGCCTGCATCGAAGGACCGACGATAAACTGCCGGTTTCCGTCCGCTGGCGCGGCATTGTTGTTAAGCAATACCTGAGCATCCAGAATCGTGCTAATCGCCGACGCCTGCGAATTCGGATCGGTTCCAGCCGTTCCGGCCTGGTTGTAGACCGCCTGGTAATACGTCTGTGCGAGGTACGTATCAATCATGTTGGCGACGGTTGCGACCTGCGGCTTTACGAAACGGTCTGAAAACTCGTCGATAGACAACGTGAGATCGGTAGTCGAGAACTGGATATCGCAACCGAAGAGCGGTTGCAGGGTCAGCGGTACAAACTGTTCAGTGCTGGCTTCGATAGAAACCTGCTCACCGCGACGACCGATGTAGCGCGGCGGTTTACGAATGTTGATCGTATCACCGGCTTTCTTGCCGTCAACGGCAAACCGGGATTCGTATTGCCGATTGACAGCACTCGCAAAAAGGGTTTGGTTTTCGAGTACGCGCGCAGCTTCGCGCGTGATATCGACAAGAGTAAGCAGCGTATTACTTGCCACGTTTAAGACTCCGCAAAGACAGTGAAAACCGGCTATGCCGGTTGCCATTGCCACTTGCGAACGTGGCTAACGCTGCCCATAAGGGCCGGTCTTATCGCGACGAACGTCGGGCGCGAACCGAATACGCGAGGGCTTCCTTGCCCCGGTCTTATCGCGACGAACGATAGTTATTAACTATGCGTGCGACACTAGCACGTATTATCTAGTATGTCAACGCCCCATCCTTTTCTTTTCCTGAGCCTCGCGGATAGCAATGAATTCCGCGTATGTCTTCGCCATGCCGGGATCGGAGTTACCAGCCGATGCACGACCACCGATAGGCTTAATCGGCGCTGGCGGATTCTTCACCGCAGGCTTTTCCTGCGGCTGGCTAACCTGAGCCTCAATCATCGCCTCAATCTTACCGAGAGTCATCGCGGCTTGTACCGGATTCATGCGCGCTATATTCGCCGCAACCTGCGGATTCTTGCCGAGCGCATAGATAAGCTCTGCGGGCCTCTGCGACGACACGATTGCTTGCCCAATGCCAGGATGGTTGGCAATGGCCGGATCGCTCAATAGCGTCTGCTTCGCGTCGAGATAGTCCGGTACAGCCTGCGCATACTGCTGTTCAGCGGTGATGAGATAGTCCTGTTGCCGCTTGTGATTCTCATACGCAGCCCGCTGACGCTCGTGCTGTATGATTTCCTCACGCACCTGATAGCGCGCCATGTCCGCGATATACTTCGGATCGAACTGCCCAGCCGGGTAGTTATCTGGGCTCGGCGGGCCTTCGGCTTCCGGCTGCGGCTGTTGGCCTTGCGGCTCTACGCCGAGTTGTTTCGCAAGTAACGCTTGCTGTTGCGCAAGCATCGCCTCTAGCCTGTCGGCGCGCTGACGCTCCGCTAGCTTTTCCCGTGCCTCTGCGGCTAGCCTGTCGCGTAACGTCTGACCTTTCGGCTGGAATCGGCCTTGATCGTCGCGCGGCTGCTCGTCTTCAGACTCGTCCTCGCTGTCGTCTTCGTCCTCGTCTTCTTCTCCCTCGTCGCCCCTAAAGTCTTCCTCCTGATCCGTGGTCGGCTTCGGGTATTCGGGAGGTCTAAGCGGCTGCTGCTGGCCTTCCTGTACGATAGGCGCATCGTTAGTAACTACCGGCTCTGCTGATACTGCTGGTGCGGCTTCTTTAGCCATTTATTTGCCCCTCTTGCGGTTCTTGCGGTACAGGCTGCGAAAGTACGGCTGCTTCGCCTGCAACTACAGCCGGGTTAGTCGGATCGGGAGCTTTCAACAGCACGCCGAGTCGGTCTGTCATCGCCTTGTATCTGTCAAGGTCCAATTTCTCTTCTTCAAATACCACCTTTTTACCGAGCGCCTGCAACTGCTGTTGAAGTTGCTCAGCCATTGCCATAGCCTGTTCGGCCTGCTGCATTAGCTGCTGCTCGCGAGGTGTCGGCGGATCGTCACCATCTGCGGCCGGTGGTCGCAACCGGTCGGCTATCTTGTCCGCTACCGGGCTATCCAGCGACGATACAACTAGGTCTCCTGCAATCTGCATCAGCGGCGGGTATTTCTGCGCGAGGTCCATCAGCATAGCCGCGCTTTCAGCGCGTCGTGTTGCGAATGACGGCCCCGTACTAATGGCAACGTCATACTTTCCCATGCCCGGGTTATAAATCGCCTCTACTCCTCGCATTTGCTCGTTAGGCTCGGCCTTTGCCTGCGGCTGGTTCGGATCAATCGCAACCTGCTGAACCTCGCCATCTTCACCGAGGATACGAAACAGCGCAGGACGGGTGTAAACCCGTGGGATCATGTCGAGAATCACGCGACCCAACTGCTCTATAGCCTGGTTGGCGTGAATACTGAAATGCGCCAGGCTTACATCCCCCTGACGCTGTTGCGCGAGGATTGCACGCCCTGATTGATCGGACTCGTCGGCACTACCCTGGCTGGCGTTCCATTGCCCGGTGACGGCTTTCATGTCGTCAATGGCAAGCTGCAACAGGTTAAACGCCCCGTTAGGTATCTGTGCAAACGGCTGGCGCTCCGGTGCACCGACAAGCGTACCGGCGACGGATACCGGCTTATACCGCAGCACTGAAAACGGTACGCGGTTAGCCTGCGACCACTCGTCGTTAAAGTCCTCAGTCGCACCGAACGGAGCCACCCACGGCGACAATGGTTGCATCCCTACCATCTCCGTCATTGCGGATTGTTGGTAGTTATACTGTATCTGCGACGACGTAAGGTCGCGCACCATGCCGTGAAAGTACATTTTTCCGTCGTGTATGACCTGCGCACCGGCAAACCTGACAATCGGTAACATGCTGCAGGGTATCTCGCGCCTGTCTAGGATCGTTGATCCTGCGACCTTGTACCACATGCACTTCTTCTGTTCGATTGGCCGCTTATCCACGACCATCCCCGGCTGCAGCATAGACGGGTTGGCTATCTGCGATGCCTCAATGGTCGAGCCATCAGCCAGCAACAACAGTTCGCCCGCTGTTTCAGTCTCTAGCTCGTAATACTCGGCAACCCTAACGGTATTCTTCTCATTCCACCCGCGCTGATCCCCAGCGCCGATAAACGCGAAAGAACCCGTCTCGATATCCTTGCCATACTGCCGCTCGAATTCCTCGCGGCTCATGTCCTCGCATATCAGCGCCGCACGAGCGTCTGAGCCGTCCGGTAGGATCGCAGTCGGGTCGAAGTAGACCGAGTACGGATTAGGTATCGGCTTAATGGTTATCTCTTGGTCGAACGTACCATCACCAGCGTATTCCGTCATGACGCGACAATACCCGATGCCTTCACGAATCTGCGGCTCGACAGCCATGCCGTAACACAATTCCGATTTGCTACGCTGTTGGATATAGCGCACGATTTCCTCTAATGCCTTCGCTGCATCCGGGTCAGCATCATCGTCAACGGGTCGAACCTTGATTTGCGGGATCGCCTCAAGAAACTGATTCGTCGCCCGCATGACGAATTGCTTGGTGCGGTTGATAACCAGCATTGGCCGTTCCCGGCCTGGTGTCATACGATCGCGCTTAGACCACTGCGGCCACTGATCACCAAGCGCGCAGAATCGCAAATCCTCAAGCCGTTGCGAGCGTGACTCTTGATCAGCGTCGAGAGAGCGACGGAAAAAGTCGTGAATGCGACGGACTATTTCCTCGTCGCCCTGGTCGTCTGTGTCGTTGTCGTTGTCGTAATTCTCGTCCATCAGTTTACCTTTCGCTTATCTTTCGGTGCGGTTATCTGAGCCTTAACCTCGTCAAAATACGGCTTGATGTCGTCGGCGTATGGCGAATGTAGAGTATAGCTTGACATAAATAGAGCAAGCGCGAATGCGTCTTCGTGTGATAGATACATGCGCTGGTCGCGAATGTTGATATAAACCTGTTCGCTTTTTGCCGCGTCGTCTTTAACAGCAACGAAACGCTTAGACGAGACAATATTGCTAACCTGCTCGTCGGTCATATCGTCTGTGACTTCGAAATACTCGCCTATGACGACAACGCTTTCTACATCCATCCGAGCGAACCTCTATAGGGTAATTGTTCACGCTTGCCGGATACCGGCTTGGCCTTCGCGCGTTCCATGCCTGACATAATGAGATAGCGAGTTGCGTCCATTAAGTGATCGCGTTCTTTCACTACGCGCCCTTTCTCGTCTCTGCGGTAAACCCTGTATTCATTGATCCAGTTAAGACACGTCGAAAACACCTTAAGCCGTCCGCTACTGAGTAGTTCCCACACCTGATAGATCCCAGCCTCTACCGTGTTACGTGCAACATCTAGGTCTAGGCCGAGGTCTAGGTAATCCTGCAACAGTTGCCGTCCGTCGATCTGACCACGCCCCCGCGCTGCGGGGTCGATAACGCCCATGATCCAATCGCCAGGAGCACGTATTCCTGCCGCGTGAACGCTTGGCTCGGCCTCGCCCCTGTAGTACTCGGCATAAAGGTAAATCGTGCCTGTATCGGGGTCTTTTGCGCCCCATATAGCCGCTGTCCTGTTCCATCCTACATCTAACCCGTAAGCGCGCGGCCAATAGTCTGGAATGGCGAACGGAGCGCATACGATCTCAGATTCCGGTACGGGATAGATCGCACCGGCACCGAGCGCCGGGATACCCTTGGACCTGGCATCGCGTTGGTGTGGCGGCAATGCGCTGTATAGTTCACGCTTCATTTCGTCCGTGAGGTGCGGTGCATCGTCCCATGTCGCTTGAGTCACATAACACTCTTGCGGCATCGGATCGGGGACGGAACCGGACGGCATGAAATGCTGTACCGTTTCGGATAACCCTCGCACTGGCGTGAAAGTCATCAAGACGCGACCGCCTGTCGTCATCGTCCTGATAAGAGACTCCGTGTATATCTTTAGCGGCGGTTCTTCGTCGAGCCAAATAAAATTAACAGCGCCGCCCATAAAAGCGTCGATGTCCTGATCGTATGATTTCAGGACGCAACGCGAGACGCCACCCGCTTTATGTGCAACCTCAATAGTATCAAGCGCGTCTGCCGTACCTGACTTTGACGTTGTTCGTAATAACGACGATAACGGAATTGTCCCAGTGCCCTTTTCATGCCCCACGAGCGCAAGCTGTACGAACTCCCTCGTGGTCTTTGACGTATCGCCCGACGCCCAGCATAGAGTAGGACCACTGAACTGAACACCAGTCCACCACGGAGGGTATAAGCCCGTGAGGTGTAACGCCGTTTCATAAGCCCCCATCACCGTTTTTCCGACACGGTTAGCAGCGATGAATAGCCGCGACCTGTAGTCGGAACCTTTCGACATTAGTTCGACGTGCTTTACATACCCTGAGTCAGCACCGCCGACAAACAGCGAATCAATCAGCCTGTACTTGCCATCCGCCTGCATCACTTCCATTGCCTGCTGAACGCTTCTGGCTTTCTTGAGCTTCTGAACCTCGCCATACAGCGAGGATAGAGATACGCTCATTCGACCGGCTCACCCTTAAGTTCAGCGATATCACGCGCGATCTTCTCAAGGATGTGCGCCTGTTCGTTCCATCCGGCTTTGCACTTGAGCTTGAAAATAAGACACGTCTTGTCGCCGTCCTCTATATGCTGGTCGAGCATCTTAACGGCTTGTGCGATGCCTTCGGCTCGCCCCCTTTTTATAAGTTCGGCAATTTCTACATTGTCCGCCTTGACGTTATAGAACATTCCCTCGCTCACGCCGAGACAATCGGCAATCTGCTGGTTGTTCATTCCTAGCCGAGCAAGTTCATACGCTCGCCCAAAATCAACGTCCTCGCGCTTCACGTATGGCTTACGGGGCTTCTTTTCGGTCATCGTATTACGTGGTCCTTAAACCATTCATAGAACGCCCAAAGGGCGACTGGTACAGCGATAACGTACTTGGCAAACAACCAAGCGCCTTCAACCTTGTTGATTGATCTATCAATATCGTCAAGCCGTTTTGTGATTTCTTGCAGGCTGCGGCTTATATGGGAAAAACGCGCATCAAGTTCGCCTTGATCCTTGCGCCGTTCCACTCCGTCCCAACTCATCTAATGACCTGCCACGAACATGAAAGGCCAGCCATCGCACCATCAACATGCGACGATATAGCCGTGCCTGGCTGCTGAACGCCGAACAAAATGCGGCCTGACGGCTCGCATTCGAACCGGATAGACGAGAGTACAACGAACAGAAACATGCTCACCTGAGCCACCCTATCAGCATCAGAACCGTAGGCCACACGACAAGCCATGCCGCCATCAGGTACAACGCTGTTCGTGTCTCGGCGTGTTTCATGCGAACATCCGTTCCTGGCGTTGCGCGTCTTCGATCCTGCGACACGCGATATCGAAGTACTTCGGTTCAATCTCAATGCCGATGAACTTACGCCCGAGGTTCATGCAGGCGACTCCGGTTGTACCGCTTCCCATGAAGGGATCGAGAACGCAATCCCCACGGTTTGTAAAGTCGTGAACAATTTCAGAAAACAACCTAATCGGCTTTCCTGTCGGGTGTCCGCTTTTGTTTTCTCCCTTTGGCACATTCCAAAATGCGTGTTTCCCGCCACCGTTCCATTTTTTCTTTCCGGGTCCATGGCAAATTGCTACAGCTTCCCACCCCGTGCCGGGGCGATCGCCAGTGAATTGCGGCGCCCCGTCTGGTTTCCTCCAGATACCAAATCGGACTAATAACCCTGCTTCGTCTATCGCGTGAAGAAATTTCCACTCAGAAGTAAAAACCACCCATCCGCGCGACACCTGGCACCATGCTTTCGCCATGTCAACGGCATCAGTACGCGAAATCCCACTGAACCCAAGAGCCCGCCGGGCAGGCTCTCCGTTTTTCAGTGTGACCGCAGAAAGATGCCCTTTGTGCGTGTCTTCGTCCCCATACGGCGGATCGGTCACAACTGCATCCACCTTCGGCAACGTCGGCAATATCTCAAGACAATCTCCGCAATACAGTTCAGCATTACCGATAACAACCTTTTCCGTCATCGCCTAGCCCCTGCATAAGCCCTTAGCAACGCCTCACCACCTGCATCCGCTATCACCGGCTTTCCCGGCTCGATACTGATATGCACGACTTGCGGTATTGCTGGCAACGCTTCGCAGTCCGCGACTACGGTATGAGCTGGTAATGCCTTCGGCCCGACTTGTACGCAACCGGATAACAGCACAGAAAATAACATCAATTTACGCATTAGCGTGTCTCGCCAGCATAAGCAATGCGTCTCTGAATTCTATCGGTGTGGCGTTCGCCTCACGCTTACTTAGCGTCGGCTTATTGCGGTCTTTCCCGCGCTGGTCGTGGAATCCAATTTGATGCGTACCAACCGGCCTATTCCAACGCATCCCGAGCGGAGGATTTTTTCCGCAATAGTATAACCATGTCGCCTTGTTTGCCTTGTGCCCGTATGCGCTTTGCCACACCTCGCAAACCCATCCACCATCAACGGTCATATGCCAGCCAATAGATGATGGATCGATCAAGCCGTGCGCATCCCACGCTTTAGTGTTTGCCGGATGTTCCAGAACACCTCCGAACCTGCGAACGCTATCAAGCGCAGAAGCAAAACATCCCGCGTCATTTCCTGGCCTGTTATGTTCGCCGCCCCACCTCGCATAGTTAACATTGGCAAGGTTTCCCCATAACTGACATGGAGGATGCGCGACAACAGGGTTGTCGCCGTTGTATTCCCTCGCGTCACGATCTTTAGGCCAAGGATCAACACCATCGATTCCGCAATAGCATCCGCCGCTCTGCACGAACAGCGCAGATACGTTTATCACGCCTTGCGCCTGCTGATTACACCGATACCGGCTAAAGCCGACGCTAGCAACCACACGGCTGCAGGGATCGGTACAGGATCGCATTTTGGCGGAGGTGGTTTCGGGTGATGTACTCGTTCGAAAAAGATGTCGGTCCCTTGATAGCTCATAGCCTCGCTTACTTCCATTGCTGAAACGTTAGCCGAGACCATGACGGAGAGAATAACCAAATACTTCATTGCATACCCCTCAAGAATAACTCGCGCTCTGCTTTTCTGCGGCGGGTAAGACCGCGCAACACTTTACCGCCAGCTTTGTCCCACTTAAGGAATTCATCGGCTACGTCGTCGTCCTGTCCCTGGTTCAACATCTTGAGCATGGTTGATCCGCGAAACGCGCCGACTCCGACGTTATAGACAAACGACGCTAGCGCGTCGACTTGATCCTGAGATAGTTCATTCGCGTACAGGATATGTTTTTCTGCTGCTTCCCAATGCTCTGCTACCTGATGCTGTAGCAATATCTCTGCTTCCGCCTGGCTTATGACGAGCGACTGCTTTACCGGCTTACCAGCAATGCGCGTAGTGCCATAGCCGATCGTTGTTACGCCTACAGCATCCTTATACGCTTTCAGCTTGCAGCCTTCGAACGATCTAATCAGCGCAAGCCCTCGCGTTGATACCTGTCTCAAGGCTTATGCTCCATCATTAGGTTTGATGATTCCTCACCACAGTCCCTAATTGCCAAGGCTAGCGCGGTTGCCATCGCGTGATTGATTTCCAGCAATCCGCCAGGAAAATACTTAACGCGGCTTTCCTCGTTTGAAGCCCAAACAGTTACCGTTCCAAGCCCGTCTGAGTCTGGACTGACGTTTAGGAACGTGCCGTCCTGATC